GGAAGACTTCGGTCTTTCACATGCAGGAGTAACGGCACATGCCGTCCAAAACGATACCGCTGAAGTTCGGATCAACGCCTATCGAGGCGATCGAATGGGGCGAACAAACGTACCTCAGGGTCGAACAGCTCGTTCACCCCTTTGGTGTGGGCTCCGACAGGGCGATCATGATGTGTGTCAGTCGGCATTCCGACCTCTTTCGGGAAGGCGATATGACGAAGCTTCCGTTGGAAACGGGCGGTGGGAAGCAGGACGTTTCAGTGATCAGCTGGCAGGCTGCGCTGAAGGTCTCTGGTTTGCTCACCACAAAGAAGGCCCGAAAGTTCAACGCTTGGCTGACGGACGTGTTCCTTGGCTATCAGCGGGCCTCAGGCCGTGCAGACGGTTCGATGCTTCGCTCGATGGGCAACCCCTTCGAGATTGGCGAGCACCCCATGTTTGCGCTCGGAGTGGAATGCTGGCACCGCGCAGCAGCCATCGAGGCCGAGGCCAAACAGCGGGCCAAGGACGAACGGATGCGCGCCGAGCGTCTGTGGAGCAACATCGGTGTCACGCGAAAGCAGGGGCGGATACTCATCGAAGCCAGAGCTGTGTTTACCCCGCCGGCACAGCCCAGCCTGCCGCTGTTGGAGGGCTGAGCTATGGTCGAACTCAGGATCGAGAACAAAGAGACCGAGCAGGAAATCAACGACCGCTTCAGCCACGCCGAGCTGCGCGAAATGCTCGGCAAGGTGGCG